AGGCTAGATCATTGTCTCCTATTAAAGATGTTATTTGGTTAAAACATAGAAATAGATATCGTATATCTGGAGTATCATGTTTAGATTATATGGCATTATATAAGAACTTTACATATTCTCAAGAGTCGAGTTATTCATTAGAAGCTATATCTCAAAAAGAATTAGGTAAAGGTAAAATGAAGTATGAGGGTACATTAGATGACCTTATGCGTAATGACATTCAAGGTTATATTGATTATAACATGAATGATGTGGATCTAGTATGGGAGATTGATCAGAAAATGAAGCTAATTGATTTGGCTCGTGGTATATGTCATAAAGGCCATGTTCCATATGAAGACTTCTTATTTCCGACTAGATACTTAGATGGTGCTGCATTAACATACATGAAGCGTATGAACATTGTATCTCCTAGCCGTCCGCCTAGGTCTAATGAAGAATTAAATCTATTAGGAGCATATGTCAAGCCACCAAATGCAGGTCGTTATAAATGGGTATATGACCTTGATTTAACATCATTATATCCTAGTATCATCATGACGCTTAATATATCTCCAGAAACTAAAGTAACTAAGTTAGAAAAATTTGATCCTAAGGCATATGTTAAGAATACCGGTACTCATTATTCAGATGAATGGAATGGGTGGGAAACATCACAAGACTTAAGAAATTATTTAGAATCAAATAAATATTCGATAGCAGCAAATGGAGTTGTATATGATACTCAGATAAAAGGATTCTTGCCATCCATCCTGGATAAATGGTTTAATGAGCGTGTTGAATATAAAAACTTAAGAAAGAAGTATGAAAAAGAAGGAGATGAAGCTAAAGCAGAATATTTTGATAGGATGCAGTTAGTGACTAAGATTCTTCTTAACTCATTCTACGGAGTATTAGGTAACCCTAGCTTCCGGTTCTTTGATCCGGATAATGCGATTGCAATTACAAGTACTGGCCAGCAATTAATTAAATTTACAGCAGATATTGGTAACCAGTTTTACTTTAAAGAGTTAGGAAAAAAGAAAGATTATAACATATACATTGATACAGATTCTGTATTCTTTTCATCATTACCATTAATAGAAAAACGATATCCTGATTATGATATTACAGATGAGAAGTTTATGTCTGATAAGACAATTGAAATAGCAGATGAAGTTCAAGGCTTTATGAATAAATCATATGATATATATGGTAAGAAATTTCATAATGTCGATACTCATAGATTTGATATTAAGAAAGAGAACGTCGCGAAGGCAGGGCTATGGATAGCCAAAAAACGATATGCTCAGTGGATAATTAATGTGGAAGGCCATACTGTATCAAAACTAGATGTAAAAGGTCTGGATGTGGTACGATCATCATTTCCGCCTTCATTTAGAAAGTTCATGGCAGAGGTATTAGAGGACATGTTAAATGATATTGATAAACCGGAATTAGATCGTAAAATATTAGCTTTCAAAGAACATATGAAGACATTGGAATTAATAGATGTCATGTTCCCAATTGGAGTTAAAAATGTTAAAAAATATATACGTAAAGGTGATAAGCCATTTGCGGTCCGTATGAAAGGTACTCCGGTCCATGTTAAGTCTGCGCTAAATTATAATGACATGTTAAAGCATCATAAAATTAAAACTATACGTGGCATTATAAATGGAGAAAAGATTAAATGGACATACCTTAAAAATAATTCAATGGGATTAGATACTATAGCATTGAAAGGATATGATGATCCAAAAGTAATTGCAGACTTTGTACAAGGCCATATAGATTATGATAAAGTATTTAAATCAGCATTTGCAAATAAGTTAAACGATTTTTATAGTGCTATGAATTGGGGATTGATCCCAGAAAATAATAATTTAGGAAAGTTTTTTGCATTCGGCTAAATATTCAAAAAAAAAAGGAATATTATGGAAACATTAATTACAGTTTTAAGTACCATTGGGGTTGGAGCGTTATCGTTCGCAGTTTCAAGAGTGATAAGGTTGGCCAGACAGGTTAATGAGTTGAAAGCACATCAAGAGAATAGTGATATTGCTCTTGAAAATTCGTCTAGAGATTTTTACGGAAATTTAGATGGATTAACTTCTTCTATAGATAGAAGATTTGATAAAGTATGGGCAGATGTTCATAATTTAAATAGTAAAAAAAGTAAATAACATTTAATTAAAAAGATTTGGTTGTTTGCAAAAACTTTCTTATATTAATAAAAAATAAAAAGATATGTACGGAAAAAGTTACTGGTATGGTAAAGAGGTAGAAGGCAGGTTGTCTGATATTGAAACAGTTTTTGTTAGAGGTCAATTACCTAAAAATTACAAAGAATATCCTCATGCCTATTTTACAATTGAATATATTGAAATGTGCTGTGTGCATGAGAATTGGGATGATATTCATATGATATTGACTACTAATCAATATGTGACAATAGAAGCTAATAAAGGTACAATGGATAAAATTCCAATGTCTATCTTTAATAGAGTGCATGTGATATATAGAATACAAGATGAAAATTTAGCAAAGCTAAAGAATACAGATACATTATCAATTGACGCCGGATGGTATAGAGTACATCAGATTACAAAATGCAATATGATGGAAATTAATCCAGATGATTATAAATTTGATAGAACAAAAGAGTAATATGAAAAGAAATTTATTTTATTTTGGCCTTGAGCCTTTAAAGGCTAGGTATACATACCAGTTATGTAAAGAATGGATGCCAAAGACTTTTGCAGAATATCCAGATCTTAATTTTGTAGATATCGAAGGAGAATTCGATCCGGATTGTGAAATTAAGGTAGGTGCGGTATTAGATGCAATTGGTAGAGGTAAATATTGTTTATCTCAATGCCAAAACTTCCTAAATCTACTGTATAACGATAAAGTACAGGATGGTGATATAATATTCTTGCAAGACTATTGGACACCTGGAGTCGAAGCCATATGGTATGCATTAGACCTATATGGCTATAAGGATGTGAAAGTGTATACAATGTGTCATGCGCAGTCAGTTGATGAATATGATTTTACTTATCCAATGAGTGATTGGATGCGTCCTTATGAATTAGGATTAGATAAGCGATTGACTGGTATATTTGTAGGAAGTACAATTCATAAAGAACAACTTCGTGGAGCAGGATTTGAAGCTCCTATACATGTTGTATCATTGCCAATACATTTAGAAGCTACTCATGATGTATTAGAAGGATCTGCAGAACTTGATAAGAAAAATGTAATTGTATATTCATCCCGGTTAGATAAAGAAAAGAATCCTTTCTTTATGATGAGAGTAGCTGAACAATTTTTAAATGAAAATCCGGATTATGAGTGGCATGTCACTACTTCTGGTAAATCGTTTAGAAGCATGTTACCTGGAGTTTTAGATGCAATGAATGAATTAGCTCATGAGCAACCTAGATTCAAATTGCTATCCGGTTTAACTAAACAAGAATATTATACTGAGTTAGCTACATGTAAAGTGCAATTTAATTCATCATTACAAGATTATGTATCATGGACAGTAATTGAATCGACTACATTCGGAGCTGATATAGTATTTCCAGATTTTAGAAGTTTCCCAGAATTTATTGATCAGGACAGATTATATAAACCATTTGATGTGCAATCCGCGGTAGATACTATATGGGATGCTATCAATGATCCTAGAACGCATTTTGATATTGGTAATACATCTGATTTAGGTAGAAGAATGGAAGGATATATTATAGCGAATGACTATGATAAAGAACTTAATATATGGCATGAAAAAGAATATTGTGAAGAACTGTTACATCAGGACTTTGAAACTAAATTAGAACAACGAACAACTCAAATGGAATTATTTTAATGAAAGATTTGATTTATTACCCGTCATTATCTGCAGGAGGATGTGCAGGAGACTTCAAGAAGAACAAAGAAGTTAAGCCTGGCCTTACATGTAGATTTTATGATAAAGAATTTCCAGAACCATGGAGACATCCATATTTCCTAATTACGGCCGGCCACCATTACAAATGGATGGATGCTAGAGATAGATATGGATTAGAAGATGATGTATTAGTATTAGGAGATTCCGGAGGATTCCAGTTAGCTACTGGTGCTATTAAATGGGATCCTGCATTTAAGAAGACTATATTTGATTGGTTAGAAGCTAATTGTGATTTAGGAGTTAATTTAGATATTCCACCGCGTGCAAAGTATGATGGAAAGTTTTACGAATGTATGGATATCAGTTACGATAACTTTACATATTTTGCAGATAACCAAACTGGTAAATGTAAATTCTTAAATGTTATTCAAGGTAACAATGTTGAAGAATATGAGGCGTGGTATCAAAAGATGAAAGACTTTGAATTCAATGGTTGGTGTATTGGAGGTGCTCAAAAGCGTGTTACTATGTTTATGTCAGCCTTGGTTCCTATGATTAAAAATAGAGAATTTGAAAAGGTTCGTAATCAGTTTATACACGTGTTAGGTATATCAAAGATATCTGATTTCTTTATGTTAAGTTTCCTTCAAAAGATGGTAAACAAATATCATGGAGGTAGAATACAAGTATCTACAGATTCATCATCACCTGGTTTATATCCTGTATATGGAACTTATCTGCATTCACCCCAACTAAGTAAAATGACCTTTACGGATTTATATTTCCCAAAAGGAGAAAATTTACCTTATAATGCATCTGACTTAGTTCCTAATCCATTAGGTCATCCAGTATCTGAAGGATTTACGTTCGGCGATGTATCAAATTATAAAGGTGATGTTACAATGAAAATGACATTGAACAATTTATTTGTATTTAACGATACAGTTAAGCAAGTAGAAGAAATTGTGAAATGTCATAATGAATTGTTACAAACAGTAGTTCCAAGAGACTTCTATTCAGTGTTAATGAGCATGGAAGAGATGTTTAAGGACCCAGATAAAGCTA